AAGAGTTGCCATTAATATCTTTTTAGTTATTTAGTCTTAAAGTTTGCATAAGAAAGTGAACGCATATATTCTATCTCATCATTCTGTATCACATGTAGTCTTCCTACTATCTCATTCCATGTATAGTTCCTTGATGTTCCCCAATGAAAGTTCAGTCCTTGGAACCCCCACCTATCTACAAAGGTAACAGCAACTAGAGGGAACTCATCATAAACACCAGGAGTTTTAGCATTATATACAAAGGTATAATAGTTACCAGCATCAGGAATGATTTCTGTATCACTAAACACCTCCATGATGCTCATCATAATATCATCAGCATCATTTACTTCTTCAATTTGTTCTTGAAGTTCTTCTGTTCTTTCTGACATTATTTGATACCTAATTCATCTTCTGTGATTAATTTGAATTCAATTCTTCTATCTAAACAATACTCTTGTGCTGCTTTCCATTTAGCTTGGTTAATAGCATAGGTAGTAAGTTCATACAGATATGATTTAGTTACTCTAGTTTTTTTCTTTGGTGGTCTAGTTTGCTTCTTTGGTTTCACCTCAACCACATAAGTTTTTATGCTACCATTACTTTCTCTTACCTTCATTAGAAAGTCTGGGAAGTATTTGTGAGGTCTTTTATCTACAGGAGACATGTATGGAATACTTATCTCTTCAGAAGCCCATGCTATAATATTATTATTCAGGTCACAGTATCTACAGAACTTACGTTCCCAACTACTACGACATATTATATTATTATAATTGCCTTGATACTTTTGAGGGTACTTGGGTCTGTACCTACTCTTAATACTTTCAGCCATCTCTTATACATAATATATAATCTAAAATATTTATAGATGGCAGGTGCTAGTCCAGAAAAATTAAGAGTAAGTGATATAAAATCTAGGTTGCTGAATGTAGCTCAGACATCACAATATCGTTTGACTCTATCTGTTCCAGCAGCAGTTAGATCAAAGGTGTCTGATTTAAGTTCTTTGGATTTTGATAACATTAGTTTGTCATGTTCTGATGCAAATCTACCAGGTTCCTCTTTAGCAACTGTTGATGTTACTAATGATTATCAGGGTGTGACTGAGAAGATGGCCTATAGAAGAATATATGATGATGTATTGGGGTTGACATTCTATGTTGATAGAAACTATAATGTAATTAAATTATTTGAAAGATGGATAGATTATATTAGTGGGATCACAGACACTACAACATATAAAAGTCCTTTTACAAATCAAAGAGTTCGTTATCCTAAGACATATAAGAATGATATATTTTTAAGTAAGTTTGAGAAAGATCAGTTCTCTGATCAGTCTACTCTTAGGAAAAATATACTAGAATATACTTTTGTTCAAGCTTTTCCTAGAGATATCACTGCTATTCCAGTTTCATATGAGTCTAGTTCTGTTTTAAAATGTAATGTATCCTTCTCATTCATTAGATATCTACTTTTGTTCAAGCTTTTCCTAGAGATATCACTGCTATTCCAGTTTCATATGAGTCTAGTTCTGTTTTAAAATGTAATGTATCCTTCTCATTCATTAGATATCTAGTAGATCATAAGCAAACAAATGATTTAGTTCTATTCTAAATAGAACACACTGAAATTTTTATAAAATATTATGCCATTACCAACCATTGTTACTCCAACTTATGAACTTGAGTTGCCATCTACAGGAAAGAAAGTTAAGTATAGACCCTTCCTAGTTAAAGAAGAAAAACTTTTAGTCTTAGCATTAGAGAGTGAAGATACAAAACAAATTACTACTGCTATTAGATCAGTATTAAAGAGTTGTATACAGACTAGAGGAGTAAAGGTAGACTCTTTACCTACATTTGATATAGAATTTTTGTTCCTTAACATCAGAGGTAAGTCTGTAGGTGAGGAACTTGAAGTTAATTTAATATCTCCTGATGATGGTGAGACATCTGTTCCAGTGACTATTAATATTGATGACATTAAAGTAAACAAGGGTAAGGATCATACTAACAAAATTAAATTAGATGATTCTCTGATCATGGAAATGAAGTACCCATCATTAGATGAGTTTGTTAAAAACAATTTTGATTTTAGTGGAGAACCAAGTGTGGATCAATCATTTGATTTGATTTCATCTTGCATAGATAAAATCTACAATGAAGAGGAGGTATGGTCTGCAGCAGATTGTACTAAGAAAGAAATGAAAGATTTCTTAGAACAGATGAATAGTCTACAGTTTAAGGGAATAGAAAAGTTCTTTATGACTATGCCTAAGTTATCTCATAGCATTACCTTTACTAATCCCAATACAAAGGTAGAAAATACAGTGGTGTTAGAAGGGTTATCGTCTTTTTTCGAATAGGCATGGTTCATATGGACCTAGAGAATTACATATGGACCTAGAGAATTATTATAAGATTAATTTTGCCTTATTACAGTATCATAAATATTCATTAACAGAGATTGAAAACTTAATCCCTTGGGAGAGAGACATTTACATTGGTATGCTTCAACAACATCTTGAAGATGAAAAATTAAAGCAACAACAATCAAGTAACTGATGCCCATCAAGAAAGGACTAGTTGAAGAGAATGTATCTACTAAGGTTTTAGCTGCTCTTAGTACTGCTTTTGGTCGGGAAATATCTTTTGTAGATGACTTAACATATAGTGAGTATGAGACTGAGTTAAAAGAAGCAATGATGAAAGTCCACCCAGATAGAGGTGGAGATGAGGAAACATTTCAGATATTATCTGCAGAGAGGGATAGGATAAGAGGAAATAATACTAGAGAACAGTTTGTTACTGAAAAGAGGACTACTATTAGTGGAGCTAAATTACTTCCTGGTACTACATTTCGCACTGATGATTTAAAACCATCTGAGGTAGATGAAGATAGTGTTTCATCTAATGTAAACATAGCAGATAGATTGAATAATATTGCAGATGCACTTGGTGTTATTGGTGGTTTATTTAAATTAGAATTAAGTTCTCTTCAAGATAAGGAAGAAAAAGATCTTCAAGATAAAGCACGTCAAAATAAAGAAAAAAGAGAATCAGAGTTAGAAGGAAAGAAGGGTGCTGATAAAAAGAAAAAGGATGCTGATTTAAAAGTTCCTAAACTAGGATTTTTGACAAGATTAGGTACATTTTTTAGAAATGTAGCTTTGGGAGCAGTATCAATTAAGGTTCTTGATTGGCTAAAAAATCCTGCTAATCAAGAGAATGTAGGTAAAATGGCTGATTGGCTTACTAATAATGCTGGTAAAATTTTTAATGGTTTATTTATCATAGCTGGAATAGATGTTGCTACTAGATTATTAACTTTAGCAAGTGGTATATCTCAGGTATTGCTTTGGTTGGGTGGTGCTCCATTATTAATTGGAGCTATAATAATAGCATTAGGAACTTTAGGTACTGTTGGTCTGTTGAAAGCGAAAAAAGATTATGATAACCAAATTAAGAGTATGGAAAAAGAAGCTGTTGAAAGAGGGTTTGTTTATGATGATGGAACACCTGATCTTAGTGCATTGAGATTAAGATACCTTTATGAACGTTATTCATCTGTGGATGAAGAAGGAAAATATAAATATCCACAATCATATGCAGCACAATTGACTTGGCCTGAGTATATAAAGCAGCAAAGTTCAAGAAGATTCTATCCTGTACCAGAAGAAACAGCTAAGAATGCATTGAAAGGTATGGCAAAAGGTGGTCGTCCTCCTGTAGATGAGGTAGTAAGTGTAGGTGAGCAGGGAAGAGAATTGTTTATTGCAGATACACCAGGAACTATTGTTTCTAATAATAAAACTGAACACGTCTTTGATAGTGGAGCACTTCTTGTTGCTAAATCTAATGTTATTGATAAGGCTTCTAGTATAAGTCAGAAGGTTGGTAAAAAAAGAACTCCCAATCTAATTGATCTTAGAGGGAAGTCTAAAGGATCATCTCCTAATCCTACCTTCAGTACAGGAGGTCAGATAGAAGGAGTTAGTTCTGTAGACAATAGTAATATAGATCTATACTCTAGTTCTTTATCGTATGGATTAACAGGAGCTAATTAATATGTTATTAGGATTAGCAGGAGGATTTTTAAAATCTTTAGGAGGCAAGAAGAAAAAGGAGAAGACTAGTGGCCAGGAGATGGCTAATAATATAACCAATAAATCCAATGAAAAAGGATCTTCTTTAGTAGTGACTA